TGCCTCTCCAGGTGGATTGTACCACCAAACCCGTCGATTTACGAGGACGGGACCCAACGGAGTTTTAGGTTCACTGCTCCGTACAGTGCAGTACGCTCTAAATGATCTGGGTCACCAGACTCTGTAAAAACAAAGTCTAGGTTAGCCAAATCCCTGAGAGTGTGCCCGAGATAGGAAGGCTGTTTTGCAGCCCCTAACCTTAGGAGACTCTTTTGGAGAGCAGCGTATCCATCCAGCTCATCTGTGCGATAAACTGCAGATGGGACCCACGCCTTTACTTCAAGGCGCTGGAGTTTAGCGTTGAACCTCTTTCGAGGTCGTACACCCCCAACACGATAGATACGTCCAAGTCCCGAACTTGTTTCCGATATCTCAGGATAATATCTTAAGATATCAGCACATATCGAATGCATGTACTCGGCCGTCCGAATGAATCCTTTCTTATAGAAAAGATTCGCGGTAGCGGACCAGGATATGAGATTCGAAACTTGCTGCTTGTTCTCAGGACGAGTTTGTCTTACGTACACAGGTGTTACCTGTGTTCCAGCAAACCCATCGACCCCACAGGACTCTCGAAAGCTTCCGCTTGTAAAAGTCTTTGCAGAGTTTACCTTGCAATTGTACTTTTGCAGGTATTCGAGAACAATGCCTGCCTGGTCAGTGGGGACGATTATATCGTCACCATAGACGTAGATACGCCTAGAAACAAAGAAAGCATTTCTAGACGTACATGGGAGATTGTGACTTTTCAGAAGAGCCGCTACACAGATAGTGTAGAAGTACATCGACTCAACTGGAAAACACAGAGCCGAACCCATTGAAGCGAACTTACGGAGAGGGCCTATAATACGGCCGTCAGGCAAGACCGCTTTCCTCGATCGACATGCATCCACCAAACCCATAAATTCTGGGTAGGCCGAAAACATAGCTAAAGCAAGGTCTCGTGGAACACGATCACTCGCTTCAGACAGATCAATCGTTGCAAATTGACCGTCGAAAGAAGAGGCCAAAGCAATATTCTGATTGACTGTTTGGTCACGAAAATTAACGTGGCCACCAGCAATCTTGGAACCTTCGATCGCGTCATATAAAACGGACCGAATTGCTTGCTGTGCATACTGCATGCAAACTGGTTCAATTGCAATGATACGGGGTCCTTTCAGAGTCTTCGGCACAGGAGTAACCCTAACAGGTTCTTCCAAATGCTCTGGCACGAACGAAACTTCCTTGAATTCCTTTGAATCGAGTGCGGACGTTACGTACGCATTTTCGAAGAAAGGGAAGTAGTTATCAAGGCGTTCATACCAGAACCTCCAAGAATATTTCCGATTACCGGAAATACGCTCGGCGGTCGCACCGGGCCCATGCTTAGGTAACAATTCGCTATCGCGTAAGCGATATATGATATTGTCCCAAAGCACAGAAGATACACGTTGAAATTCCACGGTATCTTCTTTCGGTGTAGAAAACTCATCGAAGGAACGCTCAATATCGATGAAGCTTTCGATAGCCGCATGCGTCCTTGCGGGCGTACACGGTAATTGTACCTTGTTGAAGCAAAGGCATATCTGCCGAATAGCATCAACATAGGGGGCAATATCGAGAGCAGAAACATTTTCATCGTTAAATCTCCCATTCTCACGACTGAATATTCGACCGACAACGCCTTGCAAAAATGCAGGGACTTGTCCATTAAAAGGAAAACCACGAAAAATGGTTCCTCTAAATGATGGGTCAATACGACCTAATGCTAAGCATCTTTCGATAGCTTTGCAGAAGGACGGAAGGGTGATCGTTAAAAACGAAATACCTTCGCATTCAGTCCGTGATCTTATAGTTTTTAGATCACGTAAATCAGAGACATCAGCAGAGCACCTGGTGGTAGCATCTAAATAGATGATACTCACCAACTCTAGGTAGTCACTTACGTTGCTTTTCAAGGGACCTCCAAAATAGGGGGTAACCTTCAAGCCACGTGGCGATTGCCTTCTGATGCATTAAAAGCATCACGCATGTGACGCCTCGCGAAAGGAAAAGAGAAATCTTTCCCTGATCAACCTGAACATGCGATGGATTAGATCACAGAGATCAGGTCCGTTGCACGCTTCTGGTGTTCTTCAGACATAGCCTGAAGGGAACCAGCAACAGCCATATGGCCGTTCGCTACCTCTTCGGTAGTCGAAGCAAAGAACAACGATAAAGAATCAGCTATGGCAGACGCAACGGTCAACTTCCTGTTAGGGAAGAAGGGCCTAGCGATCAAAAGACCGGCTGAGACCAGTTGCAACGCCATGAGAGCCTTTGGGGCTCTTTTGGACTGCAGTGAAGATTGTACGGATTCAATAGTCATATTAAGACTCCTGAGCGTACATCTTCTTAATGCCAGCGTTTGTTGAAGCAGTCAACATGCCGAAAAGGCATGAAGTCTGATCAACCACGTCAGTCTCGGAAAAGCCCGTAAGGGGCCTATCCCAGACGACATACACAGCGCTATTAGTATCAAGGATGCTATTAGCGTCGGTGTCGATGTTCCGATCGAGCCTAGCCATCGATCTCACTCGATTCTTCGATGTGAGATGGGATAGGGTAACGATCAGAGAACCATCTGATTTCCGATAAATGGATTTAGTTCCACTTGTGGAAATACGTGGTAACGTCTGAGCAACTGTCGCGTATGTCACATTTGCGATAGGATCGGCAAATGCCATGTGGTTAACCTCCTAAAGTAAACGGAGTTAAAGCCACCCGGCGCGCTAGTTTCCGAAGCTAGCTACGCTGATCTAAGGAGTGACTGAATCATACACGCAATGATGGGAAAACTATCTCGAGAACTTAACGTTACCCGAGAGCCCAAGAGCTGCGAGTATGGACCATTGAGTGGCTGAAAGATCGCCACCAAGGACAAAACCATAAGGACTAAATCCACTCTGCCTCTGCTTGACATCGATTGATCGTTGACAAGTCAGAGTTGTTGCACCTTGTGGGAAGAAGTAAGTGTGAAAACTTCTTATCTTCCGAACATGATGGTGCATCAAGTAGATATATTTAGTCACCATACCGTCAATGGTTTGGGCATCGTTGGCTTCGATTATTCGACCAACGTTGCTGAACCAGTCAACGGCCCATGACCAAGGAATAGCCTTCCACACGTGATACGGAGTCAATCGAAGGCCGGACGCCGTCAAATGACGGTTTACGGCAGCAACCGTAGACCCATAATAGGGTAGGTTGATATCGAACTCCGGTCTATAGAACTTGAACGCGCCTTCGGCCCAGCAAAGTGTGGTCTCCTCAGACCAATACTCGCTAACGCCGTTGCACAAGTTCCCGTCTATAGACTTAACCGAACACATCTGAGCGAGTTCAGGCTCACACCCAACGGAGTAAGCCTTCCCGATCTTTTTGTTCGTCGTCACGTTAAAGAGAGTCCCTTTCCGTTTCAACCAAGTATTATTACCTTGGGTAATATCATCAAGGTATTGCTTGGAAAACAGGAGATAGTCGGTCAAAGCCGCTATATCCTTACAGAACGGAATCCATCCAAATTGGACGTTGAGATAGTCTTTTGACACCCTATCGGGCATCAAAATTGAGTTACGAGCAAATACCGATCCGACTTCTTGGACATAAAGGTCCTTGAAAAATCGGGCGGTTTGCCGCAGCTGGTCAGGAACGTCTTTGAATTCATACAAGGCGTTGATGGCCGAGACTTTCTCTACTTTAGGCATTATAGATGTAAATGCCTGGGACTCGAAGCCACTAGTATCATCGACGAAAGAGTTAGCCTTCAGATTTGGAGATCCACCTGACTGATAAACAGCAGGGGAAATCGGATCAAAGAAGGTGACAGGGTTATAACCTAACCCACCAGTATACGTATACTTCGTAGAACCGAAAGTAGCCGTAATGGTACCCGACGCTTGAGGCGTCAACGACGATGATTGAATCTTTATCGAGGCAAAATCACCTCCAGTCCGAAAAACGCGAGATCCGCGGCGGCCTCGTGAAGAGGCTTTCGCATTATTACGATCCCAACATTTTTCAAAAAGACCAGAGGGACCAGCACCAGTCAACTTAACATCTGTAGTTGACTGCAACGAACCGTTGAAGTACTGTTTAAGCACGCCAACGGGCTTTGTTGTAGCTTTCGTTACCGCCCCTTGGGGCGAGTACCGTTCCCGATAACGATCATAAGTAGGCACAGGTATTCCTCCTTAGCAAGTAAAAACAGAAATGTTAATCTAGGAACTTCCTAGACTTGCAAATGAAATGGTTTTGTAAGTGCTCTTTGCTGAACACTCAGACAGGCCCGAGGG